AAAAACTTCAGGTAATTCAGGTACATCAGGGTCAAGTGGTACAACAGGTTCATCAGGTATTGATGGGGCAGCAGGTTTAAGTGCATCAAGTAATACTTCAGGATCTTCAGGTACAACAGGTTCAAGTGGAGGAGCTGGTGGATCAGGTGCAAGTAAAACTTCAGGTACTTCAGGATCTAGTGGTTCAAATGGTGAAGCAGGTGCAGCAGGTTCTTCAGCTGCAAGTAATACTTCAGGTACTAGTGGTTCTAATGGTTCTTCAGGTGCAACAGGTTCAGCAGGAGCAAGTAAAGCTTCAAACACTTCAGGTTCATCTGGTACCTCAGGATCTAGTGGTGCTGATGGAGAAGCAGGAGCTAGTGCATCAAGTAAAACATCAGGTACTAGTGGTTCAAGTGGTTCAAATGGTAATGCAGGTAATGCAGGACAAAGTAAAGCTTCAAACACTTCAGGTTCATCTGGTACCTCAGGATCTAGTGGTGCTGATGGAGAAGCAGGAGCAAGTGCATCAAGTAAAACATCAGGTACTTCGGGATCAAGTGGATCAAATGGTTCTTCAGGTGCAACAGGTTCAGCAGGTGCAAGTAAAGCTTCAAATACAAGTGGATCTTCAGGTACTAGTGGTTCAAGTGGTGCTGACGGAGAAGCAGGATCATCAGCTTCAAGTAAAACTTCAGGAACTTCGGGTTCTAGTGGTTCAAATGGTGAAACAGGAGCAGCAGGTTTAAGTAGAGCTTCAGGTACTTCAGGTACTAGTGGTTCTAATGGTTCTTCAGGTGCAACAGGTTCAGCAGGTGCAAGTAAAGCTTCAAACACTTCAGGTTCATCTGGTACATCAGGTTCAACAGGAGCAGATGGAGAAGCAGGAGCAAGTGCATCTAGTAAAACATCAGGATCTTCAGGTACTAGTGGTTCAACAGGTGCTGCTACTGAAAGTGGACAAAGTACAGCATCAGGTACAAGTGGAACAACAGGATCAAATGGTTCATTTGGTGGTGAAGCAACTAATGGACAAAGTACACCATCAGGTACTTCAGGAACAAGTGGATCAAATGGTTCAAATGGTGAAACAGGGGGTGCAGGTTTAAGTAGAGCTTCAGGTACTTCAGGTTCATCAGGTACGTCAGGTTCTAATGGTGCTACTGGTGGAGCAGGAGCAAGTAAAGCTTCAAACACAAGTGGATCTTCAGGTACATCAGGTTCAACAGGAGCAGATGGTGAGGCAGGATCTTCAGCATCAAGTAAAACTTCAGGTACTTCAGGATCTAGTGGTTCAAGTGGTAATACAGGTAATTCAGGACAAAGTTCAGCATCAGGTACAAGTGGAACAACAGGATCAAATGGTTCATTTGGTGGTGAAGCAACTAATGGACAAAGTACACCATCAGGTACTTCAGGTACTTCAGGATCTAATGGTTCAAGTGGAGCAGATGGAGAACCAGGTGCAGCAGGAGCTAGTGCTGTAAGTGCTACTTCAGGTACTTCAGGATCTAGTGGTTCAGCAGGTAATGGTGGTTCACCAGGTGGATCAGGTGGATCAGGTACTTCAGGTACTTCAGGTACAGCAGGTACAAGTGGTGTACCAGGTGGATCAGGTGAAACAATTACTATTACAGCAACAGCTCCTATAAGAATTGATGGTGGAGGAAGTGCTACATTAGATCAAAATAGAACTATATCATTAGACATAAATGGAACTACAGATAGAGGTATATTATATTGGGATAATTCAAATTCTGAAATAGATGTTAATGGTGGAATTAAAATTGAAGACGCATCTCATGGAAATAGTTTAACTTTAGAAGAAAATTCAACTATTGAATTTACAAAAGGTGCTGGAGATACTTCATCAGACTACTCAGGTATTATGATTAAAATAGGAACAGGTTCAACTGTTTTAGGAAAAGTATATTATTGGAAAGCATCTACAGGATCATGGTCATTAGCTGATGCAAATCTTGCTGCAGGACAAATTAATGGTTTAATAGCATGGTCAATAGGTACTGACCCAGATGTTGATGGTATGATGATAAAAGGATTTGTTGCAGCACCTAGTCATGGATTTACTCAAGGTGTTCCACTTTATATATCAACAACAGGAGGAGATTTAACTACCTCAGCTCCAAGTTCATCTGGTGATTTTGTTAGAATTGCAGGTTATGCTATAGATTCTAATACAATTTGGTTTGATCCAGATAAAACATTTATTGAAAGATCTTAATAATTAAATTATGCAATATATTTCTCAAAGTTTAACGTTTGCAGAAGATAAGATAACACTCACACACGCAGGAGAAGAGTTTGAAGTAATGATGGATTGGGAAGATCCTTTAATGTCAGCTTCAGCAGCTTATGTATGTGAAGGAGGTGGTGATATTTTAGAAATTGGATTTGGAATGGGTATATCAGCTAATTATATTCAACAACATACTATAAATTCACATACAATTATAGAAAATCATCCTGACATAATTTCTAAAGCTCAAGCATGGGCTGCAGAAAAATCTAACGTAACTATAGTTGAAGGTGATTGGTATAGTGTAAAAGATACTTTAAGTACTTACGATGGTTTATTTATGGATACTTTTGGTGATCAAAATATGAAATATTTTTCATCATCACTATCTTCATTAATGAAAGTAGGAGGTAAAGCAACTTGGTGGAACTCAATATCAGGATCAAATAATTATTATGATATACCAGATGTAACTTATGAGGTAATAGATATTAATCCTCCATCAAATACTTATTTTAATTATAATCATTATTTATTACCTAAAAAACAGTTTTAAATGGCTACTACTACTATATATGCATCTACAAATACAAACGGAAGGGGAGTTATTAAAGTTTCTAATACTGATTGGGATGATGCTATAAATGCAACTAGTGGAACTATTGAAACAACTTCAACAAATCAATTTGCTGTTAGAGCTGGTGCTTTAACTGGAAGAGGAGGTACTCAGTATAGAGTTGCTAGAACATTTGCATTTTTTAGTTTAAGTAGTATTACAACTACCATAACAGCAGCAACTGTAAAAGTACATGGACAAGGAACTAATAGTGGTGGTACAATGGGAATGTATCTTTCATCTGCATTTGGAAATAACGGAACTGCTTTAGCTACTGATGACTTTGCTAATGTAACTTCTACAGCATATTCTGCAACTACTTATAATGAACTTAATTGGGATACTGGTGATTTAAATGACTTTACTGTTAATGCAGCAGGTATATCAGCGATGAATTCTAATAGTTATTTAAATGTAGTTTTTAGGAATACTTTTGATGTTGATGAAGAAACCCCAGAAGATGATAGTTATTTAGGTATAAATTTTAACACTTCTGGAACTGATAGAATCCAAGTAGTGGTTACCCATGCTGACCCCGGTTATGGAAATAATGTTAATGCTGTAGCATCAGCTAATATAAGTAAAGTTAATGCTGTAGGTACGGCAAATATTAGTAAAATTAATGCTGCATCATAAAAATATATGTATAATTTGGATAATGTAAATCCAATTATTATATTAATTTAGCTGTTTTAATAAATTTATAGTTATATGCAAAAACTCTTATTCATTGCACCACATCTTTCTACTGGAGGACTACCACAATATTTAACTAAAAAAGTAGAACTTATTAAAGATGAGTTTGAAGTATATGTTATTGAATGGGTTGATTGCACTGGTGGTAGATTAGTAGTAACTAAAAATAAATTATTAGAATTAGTAGATAAAGATAAATTTTTTACTCTTGATGAAAATAAAGATGTATTATTTACTATAATTGAAAAAATTCAACCTGATATTATTCATTTAGAAGAAATACCTGAGTATTTTATGGATGATAGTATAGCTAGAAAACTTTATTCTGTAGATAGAGATTATTTTTTAGTAGAAACATCTCATGATTCTTCAATGAATACTAATAATAAATTATTCTTTCCAGATAAATTTATGTTTGTGTCAAATTGGCAAATTGAACAATATAAAAACATAGATATACCTAAAATATTAGTTGAATATCCAATTGAGTATATTGATAGACCTGATAGAGAAGTTGCTTTAAAACGCTTAAATTTAGATCCTTCTAAAAAACATATTTTACATATTGGTTTATTTACACCTAGAAAAAATCAAAAAGAATTTTTTGAATATGCTAAGGCTTTACCTGAGTATGAATTCCATTGTGTGGGTAATCAAGCAGATAATTTTAAATGGTATTGGGAACCCTTAAATAAAGAAAAACCAGATAATTTAACTTGGTGGGATGAAAGAACAGATGTTGAAAATTTCTACCAATCAATGGATTTATTTTTATTTACATCTAGAGGTACAGCTAATGATAAAGAAACAATGCCTTTAGTTATTAGAGAAGCTTTATCATATCAAATTCCTCAATTATTATATAATTTAGAAGTTTATCAAAATTATTTTGATGATTATGATTCTATTAATTATTTAGATTTTGATAGTTTTGATAATAATGTAATAAAAATAAAACAACATCTTGGAGAAGATATTATAAATAAACATGAAGAAGCTTACGTAATATGTACTTACCCAAAAACACAAGCATCAGTTGATACTACTTTAGAATGTATAAAATCATTGAAAAAAGATAATAGAAGAATTATAATATCAGCCCATTGTGCTGTTCCAAAAGTATTACAAGATGAAGTAGATTATGTATTTTACGAAAAAAATAATCTTTTAACTAAACATACATTTTATTCTGGATATTGGTTGTATCATAGTCATTATGATACTTATGTAAATTTAAAAGGTGAAGATAATGATAGATATCATGGACCTGCTTGTTACACTTCTTTTTACAACCCAGCTACATTTGCTAAAGGATTAGGTATAAAAAAATTACATTATATAAATTTTGATTATATATTAAAAGACAGTAGTTACATAGATTATATTTCTAAAAAATTAGATAACCATAATACTTTCTTTGGTGAATTTGAAGCACAAGAAGGTAAATGTTATTATACTTACTTTTTTAGTGCTAGACCAGAAGCTGTATTAAATAATTGTAAATTTATTGAAACCGAAGATCAGTATAATAATTTAATGAATGAACATGGTTCTGAATCTAATGGTATTGAAAATTTATACTATCATATATTTAAAAATAATAAAGGTAATTATATTGAATCTAGAGAAAAATTTGAAGCAGATGCAGAAGAATATTTTGAATTTGAAGATTATTCAATGGTTGAATATTATACTATATTACCTACAGATGTAGATAACCATTTTTGTCCTTGGGTAACAATATCTAATGCTAAAGAAAGTAAATTAATTCACTACACAGTTATAAAAAATAATAAATTAATAATTGATAGAAAATTAGAAGTTAGAGGTAAATATTCATTTTGGGATTTAATTAAATATGATTTAACAGATAAATTTAAAGTAAAATTTGAAGTAAGTGACTTAAATACTGGTAATCATATAGTTACCCATGAATTTAATTTAGATAAAAATTATTTTAAAAATATAATGCCTAATAATGGTATGTTTAAATGGAAAGGTGATAGAAGTTTATATGAAGATAAAAAAATTAAATTAATGCATTTAGTTACTGAACCTAAAACTAATCCTAAAGAAATACGCTCAGTAAAAAACATTAAAGATTTTTGTAAAGCTAAAAATATCAAATATGAAATGCGTACAAATGCTATATGGACAAAAACACCTCCTAAAGATACTTGTAATAGACCAGATGATGTCCAAGATCAACCAGGTTACTATAAATTAGCTCCTGGTCACTATGGTTGTTATAGAGCACACACAAATGCTTTGCTAGCAAAAGATAATATAGAATATGATTATGTTTTAATTTTTGAAGGTGATGTTATAATAGATTCTGATTATGATGAATTATATGATTCATTAATACGCTTTAGTAGAATTGCTAAAGAACAAGATCAGGATTTAATTGGTTTTGGTAATCCTTATCAAAATAGAAATTTAAATGGACCTAAAATAGAAGATGTTTACACTAATGTAACACCATTTATACCAGCCCAATCTTATTTAATTAATAAAGATAAAGTAAAATATATTCAAAATAAAGTTAAAAATACTAAATGGGATGCTTTTGATATGTGGGTATGTAATGTAGCTCAATTAAAAGTAGGAACAGCTGAAAAAATTTATACTAAACATCTACCAGGATTTAGTATTATAGAACAAAAAGATAAATCAACGGATGAAAATAGTCCATTAATATACGCCAAAGAATGAAAATATGTCATGTAGACCCTGCTTGTGGTTTAGATATACCTCCTAAAGATTGGGGAGCTATAGAAAAAATTATTTGGGAATTTGAAGTAAATCAAAGATCATTAGGTCATGAATCCATACATAAAATGGCTGGGTATATTGAACCTGGGGAATTTGATGTTGTACATTGTCATGTAGCTAATTTAGCTAATCAATTACATGAAAGGGGTATTCCTTATATTTACCAATTACATGATCATCATGTTTTACATTATGGTAAAGAATCCTCAGTTTATAAAGAAAATTTAAAAGCAATAGAAGGATCATTAATATCGTTAATGCCAGCTAATTGGTTAGTAGATTATTTTGATCACCCTAAATGTATTTATTTTTCTCACGGTGTTAATACTAATGATTTTTATCCTTTACCATTCCACACACTTCCTAAAAACCCAAAATTATTAATGTTAGCTAATAATGGGTTAGGTGGTGATCCTGCTTTTGATAGAAAAGGATTTGAGTATGGGTTAGGTTTAGCTATGTTAAATAATTTAGAAATTACAATAGCTGGTCCTTCTAATAACAAAAACTTTTTTAATAATCATATTTGGATGTTAAATTATCCTAAATTAAATTTAGTATTTGACACACCTAATAAAGAATTATTAAAATTATATCATGATCACGATATTTTTATTCATCCTACAATGTTAGAAGCAGGTCACCCAAATTTAACAATGTTAGAAGCAATGGCAGCAGGTTTACCTGTTATTGCAGATTGGGAAATGGAAGTTGATTTACATGGATGTTGGAGAGCACCTCGTGATATATTTAAAATGGATGAAGGATTAAAAACAATATTAAATAATTGGTCAGATTATAGAGAACAATGTTTTAAATCATCAGAAGAATTATCATGGTTAAATCGTACTAAAGAATTAATTAAAATTTATACAAAATATGCCTTATAGTAGAGCTGATTTAAAATTAGAAATACAAACTCATTTTGATAAGGGTTTTTCTAGAGATCTAAAAATCCTAGATGTTGGTCCTGGTGCTGGTATGTATGGAGGTTTACTATCAGAGTATTCTGATATTTTAGATTATTCTTTAGGATTTGAGTTAGATTGCTTAGAAATATACCCTCCTTATATTGAAAAATTTAAATTAAAAGAAATATATAAAAATGTTTTTATAGGGGATATTTGTACTTTTAATATTTCTAGTTATGATTATATTATTTTAGGTGATGTTTTAGAACATCTTAGTATTGATAATGCTAAAAAGGTATTAAATACAATAAATAAAAATAATCAAAAATGTATGGTAGCAGTTCCTTATTTAAGTGAACAAGGTGAACATGAAGGAAATATTTACGAAGCTCATTTACAACCAGATTTAACTCCTGAAATAATGAAACAAAGATATCCATCTTTAAAATTATTATATGGAAATGATAGTTACGGGTATTATGTAAATTACAATTTTAATAAAATGAAAGAAACTCTAGTAATAGAATATAACAATTTATTTAAAAAACCAATTAAACCTATATACCCTAAAAATGAATTTAAAGTAAACTTTATTAAAGGATGTAAGTTTGAAGTAATTGGAGAAAATAAAAATAATTATCATGTAGAATTTATTAACCAAAAAACAAATAAAGTTATATATGAAACTGATATTACTAATAATATGTGGACAAAACCATCTTTAGAATATTTTGTTGACTTTAAAATTAGAATAACAGATCAAAACAATGTAGTATGGGAAAATAAATTTAACGCAGAAAATAAAAGAGTTTATATTCATTTTGCATCTAATGCTATTGGTGATACCTTAGCATGGTTTCCCTATGCTGAAGAATTTAGAAAAAAACATAAGTGTAAATTAATAGTTTCTACATTTTGGAATGATTGGTTTAAAGATACTTATCCTAATATAACATTTGTAGAACCAGGAGAAGAACAACATGATTTATATGCAATGTATGAAGTAGGTTGGCACTATAATGAAGATGAAGATATAGATTATAATAGAATACCATCGGATTTTAGAAAAATGCCATTATCTAAAACAGCAGCAGATCAATTAGGTTTAGAATATAGAGAAATTAAACCAAAATTATCATTTAAAAAAAATAAATCTCAAATAAGTGGTGATTATGTAGTTATAGCACCACATGCTTCATCTCATGCTAAATACTGGAATTATAAAGGTGGTTGGCAAACTGTAGTTGATTATTTAAATGATAAAGGCTATAAAGTAGTAATGATTACTAAAGAACCTATGTATGATGACTGGCATGATTCTAAATTAGGAGGAACTTTAAAAGGTGTAATTAATAAAACAGGTAATTTTCCATTAGATGAAAGAGCTAACGATATAATGAATGCAAAAGCACTTATAGGTATAGGTAGTGGTTTAAGTTGGTTATCTTGGGCATTAGGAACACCAGTAGTAATGATTTCTGGTTTTAGTGAACCTTATAGTGAATTTGAAGACTGTGAAAGAATATACGCACCAAAAGGTAAATGTGGAGGATGTTTTAATAAAGTAAGATTAGATGCAGGAGACTGGGAATGGTGCCCAGAACATAAGGACACGGATAGACATTTTGAATGCACAACATCAATTAAACCCCAGGTAGTAATAGATGCTATAAATCGTCAATTAGAAAAAACTTCCTGATATTTATAATAAAATAAAAGAATAGTATGTCTAAATTAACATTCTCAAATACTGGTGTAACAACAGGACAACCTGTTTTAGCATCTCAAGTATCTCAATCTTTTGATGCTTTTACAGGAGCTGGAGATTACGCTATAACAATATCGGGTTCATTAACAACTGCAGCTAACTCTCAAGTATCTTTAGGAGGTGATTTAGTATTAGCAGACAACGTATCAGCAATTTCACAATCTAATTTTACAGCATCAGCTGGTGGTGGTGGAAATGTAATATTAAAATATAATGAATCTACTAAATTAGCTACAAGTGCTACTGGAGTTGATATGTCTGGTAAATTTAATATGAACTCAAATGATATTAGTGATGCTGGAACAATTGTTGCTTCTAATATAACAGCATCAACAAGTATAAGAAATGAAGGAAATACATTTTTAGGTAATGCTAATACTGATAAAACTGTAATTACGGGTAGTTTAGAAATAATGGACCCAGGTTCTGGTGATTCTGTAGTGTCTATGTCAATTGATAATGATGAATTTTTAATAAATCAAGGAGTTGATGGAACTATGGTAATAGGAAATACTCAGTTAACTATTAAAAGTCAAGACAATACAGAAACAATTGCTATTTTTAATGAAGATGCTGATTGCCAGTTATTTTTTAATAATGTTAGAAGACTTAGAACTGTAAGTACAGGAGTAGAAGTAACAGCTTCATCAGCAAACACAGGAATAATAGTTACAGATGGAAGTAATGATTCAACTAGGTCAGCAACAGCAACAAAATTTAATTTTGATGGAAATACTTATGTATCTAATGAATCATCAAATGCAGCAGCTAAAGTTGCATTTGCTTTAGGTGGTACATCAGCAGCTAATGCAAAAGTAGCAGTTTCAGCTTCAAATGATCTTCACGTTTATAGTGGTAGTATTAATGTTGGAAGTGGTAATTCTACATTTACAGGTAGTTTTGGTATTTCAAAAGGTAATCTTAATGCTAACGCAACACAAAATGCTGAAGGATTTATGTCATCACAGTTTTTTATAAAACCACAAGCAGTTGATTCTACTCCAGATTTAATTTTTAGATATTATCCTTGGGATTCTACTAATAAAGGTACTTATCCCCTACCTCCATTAGATAATGGTAATAACTTTGTAGTTACTATGGACGCAACATTACAATTTATGGAAAGAGGATCTACACTTACATCCCCAGGTACAAAAGTAGGAGATGCAAGAGTCTCAGCATGTTTTGGACTTCAAGGATCAGGATATCAATTAGCCCAGAATGGTGCAACAAACACATACTATTCTCGTCTTAATAGTGTATTAACAAGTGGTGATGTTGACTTTTTTGTAGGCCAACCATCACCAGGAACTGATCAAGGGTATATTGCTTTAGAAATTAATAATAGTGGTACCCCATTAGGTGCTTTCCCACAAGTAGGAGGAACAATTACAATAACAGTAACACAACAAATAGCATAATAACAATAGTTTTTAACAATAAGTTTTAATACGTATAATATGACAAAAATAACGGAACAAGAAATCGAGAAGGTTAAAGGTTTAAGAGTAAAATTTGACCAACTAATTAACACAATTGGACAAGTAGAAGTTCAACTTTATAATCTTCAAGAACAGAAAAAAGAATTACAAATGAGTTTGTTAAACATTCAGCAAGAAGAATTAACACTAGCTAAAGAGTTAGAAGAAAAGTATGGTAAAGGAACAGTTTCTTTAGATACTGGTGAATTTTCTCCTACTGAATAAATTTTTGACAAAAGCTCATATATTTATTATCAAAATATAACAATTAAATAACATGGCAGAAACATTAATTTCCCCAGGAGTATTAGCGAGAGAAAATGATCAATCTCAAATAACTTCTCAACCGATACAAGCTGGTGCAGCACTAATTGGACCTACAGTAAAGGGTCGAGTAAATATTCCTAAGCTTATTACTTCTTATAGTGAGTATCAAGCTAATTTTGGTACTACTTTTGAAAGTGGTTCTACAAACCAAAAGGAAGAATATACATTTTTAACATCTATATCAGCTTACAATTATTTCCAAAATGGAGGTACTTCTTTAATTGTTACTAGAGTAGCTTCTGGTTCATTTACAGCAGCAACTTCATCAACGATATTTAACGACGTAGAAAGTGGTGACATTCCAGATGGAACAAACGTATTTTCACAATTAACTGTAGATACAGGTAATGATGGATTAGCAGGACAATATGATGACGTATCTACTACAGGTGGTGATGGATCAGGATTAAAAGTAAATGTTACAGCTACGTCAGCAAGTGGTCAATTTAGCCAAAGTGCAATTCCAACAGTTTCAGCTCCAACAAATGCAGTTGCAGCTAGTTACCTAGTTTCTCAATCAGCAACTTCAGGTGCTGGATCAGGTGCAACATTTGCTGTTACGTGTTCAGATGCTACAACAATTGATAGTATTAGAGCAATAGCAACAGGTTCAGGATATGCAACTGGTGATACATTAACAGTAACTTCACAATCTGTAATGGGTGCTGGTACTGGTGCTGGTGGTGCTGATTTAACAATTACAATTGGAGCAGGTGATTTGCATGTTAAACCAACAGCTATTGTAACTTCAGGTTCAGTATCAGGTTATGCAGTAGGTAATACAATTACAGTAGCTAAAGCTAATATTGGTAATGCAGATACAGATTTAACATTTACATTAGTAGATGCTAATATTACAGATGACGCTGCTTTCGTATTAGAAACAATTGGTCAAGGTGAAATTATGAATAATGCAGGAACATTAAATTCTCAAGGTGCTATTTCAACTGGTACTAATGATAATTTAAGATGGGAAATTGCTTCACCAAACACTTCATCTGGTACATTTAGTGTAATAATCAGAAGAGGTAATGATACAACAAGAGCAAAATCAGTACTTGAAAGCTTTAATAACGTTTCATTAGATCCAAAAGCATCAAATTATATTTCAAGAATAATTGGTGACCAAACAGAAACATTATTAGGATCTGGAACTTCAGAGCCATATTTACAAACAACTGGATCTTATCCAAATGCTTCAAGATATGTAAGAGTAAAACAAGTAAATTACAAAACTCCAGATTACTTAGATAATAGTGGAACTGCAAAATCTCAATTTACAGCTTCAATCCCAGTAGCAGGTTCTGGTTCATTTGGAGATGCTCAAGGATCAATATTAACTGGACAAGGAAAATATTATCAAGAAATTAGTGGAACTGATACTCAAGGATTAGTAGGAGGAAATTATACAGATGCTATTAATTTATTAGCAAATAAAGATGATTACCAATACAATATAATTTCAGTTCCAGGATTATATCAATCAGATTATAGTTCAACAACAAACACTTTAATTTCAAATACTGAAGATAGAGGTGATAATATAATTGTACTAGATCTTGAAGCTTATAATTCATCAATAACAGCAACTACAACTACAGCAGCAAGTTTAGATACTTCATATGCAGCAGCATATTGGCCTTGGTGTATGGTAACTGATCCAGATTCAGGACAAAGAGTTTGGGTTCCAGCTTCAACATTAATTCCAGGTGTTTATGCAGCTAATGATAGAACAGCAGAAGCTTGGTTTGCACCAGCAGGTATAAACAGAGGTGGATTAGGAGTAGTAGTTCAAGCAGAAAGAAAATTAACTCAATCTAATAGAGATACTTTATATGTAGGTAAAGTTAACCCAATTGCTACATTCCCAGGAAGAGGAGTTGTAGTATTTGGACAGAAAACACTACAAACACAAGCATCAGCTTTAGATAGAGTAAATGTAAGAAGATTGTTAATTGCCCTTAAGAATTTCATTTCACAGATTTCAGATAACTTAGTATTTGAACAAAATACAGCTGCAACTAGAAATGTATTCTTAGGACAAGTTAACCCATATTTAGAGTCTGTACAACAAAGACAAGGTTTATATGCGTTTAAAGTTGTAATGAATGATTCAAATAATGGACCTGAGGTAATTGATAGAAACGAATTAAGAGGTGCTATATACATTCAACCGACTAAAACGGCAGAATTTATTTACCTAGATTTCAACATTCTTCCAACAGGAGCTGAGTTCCCTGCATAAGAATTAGAAAACGTAATATTTATAATTGAATTAAAAAAATTAAACAAAACATAAAATGGCAGTATTAGACCCAAACGAAATATTTTTCACAGCTTTTGAGCCCAAAGTAGCAAATAGGTTTGTAATGTATGTTGACGGATTCCCATCTTATATCATTAAAGGTGTAAGTGGAATAGGATTTGCACAAGATGAAATTGTACTAAACCATATTAATACTTATAGAAAAGTAAAAGGCAAATTGAGATGGAATGACATCACAATGCAATTATTTGATCCAATTACTCCTTCAGGTGCTCAAGCAGTAATGGAATGGGTTAGATTACATTATGAATCAGTAACAGGTAGAGCTGGTTACTCTGATTTCTATAAGAAAGATTTAACAATTGATGTATTAGGACCAGTAGGTGATGTAGTATCAGAATGGATTATAAAAGGTGCATTTATTAAAGATGGATCATTTGCAGACATGAACTGGGATACTGATGGTGAAGCTCAAAACATTGATTTAACAATCGGAATGGATTACTGCGTATTGAATTTCTAAAAAAATTCAAAATATATTTAAAAATAGCTTGGCTTCGGTCAAGCTTTTTTTTATATTGGATATGTATACATGAAATTAAGTTATAACTAAATAAAATTTATATGGCAGATTTTAAATTTCCCACAGAGTTTGTGGATTTACCTTCAAAAGGATTAGTCTATCCAAAAGACAACCCATTATCTTCAGGTAAGGTTGAAATGAAGTACATGACAGCTAAAGAAGAAGATATATTAACTAACCAGAATTATATTAAACAAGGAATCGTAATTGATAAATTATTAAAAGAATTAATTGTTAGTAAAATTAATTATGATGATTTAGTAGTAGGTGATAAAAATGCTATTATGATAGCAGCTAGAGTTTTAGGGTATGGATCTGATTATACTTTTGATTATAGAGGTGAAAAAGTAACAATAGATTTAACTACATTAGAGTCTAGAGAAATAGATGAATCACAATTATTAGAAAAACACGTAAATAGATTTGAATTTACATTACCTACAAATGGAACTAAAATAGATTTTAAACTAACTACTGGTAAAGAAGATAAAGCTATTAGACAAGAAGTCAAAGGACTACAAAAAATAAATAAAAATAGCAATCCAGAATTATCAACACGTTTAAAACATATAATTTTAGCAGTTGATGGGAATGAAGATAAAAAAACAATACGTGAGTTTGTAGATAATTATTTCTTAGCAAGAGATTCAAGAGCACTTAGAGAGCACATTAAGTCATTTCAACCAGACGTAGATTTAAAGTTTAATTTTGAGAGTAGCGACGGCATACAGGAGGAAGCATCCCTCCCGATGACCGTCTCGTTTTTTTGGCCTGACGCCAACGTATAGAATAGCGATATTTAAACAAATAAACGAAATAATCTATTACGGAGGTGGTGGGTATGATTTCCATACCATTTATAATATGCCTATTTGGTTACGTAGATTTACGTATAAACAAATTTCTGATATTAAACAAGCAGAAGCAGACGCTTATAAGAATACAGGTAAAGGAAAAGGAACTAATATTGATTTAAGTAATCCTAATAAGTCAAAAATTCCTAAACAAGCTTTTAACCCACCAACAAATAAATCTTTAAAGTCAACACCTAATTATGTATCAAAGGCATCAAAAAAATGATGCCTTTTGATATTTATACTAAAACGCAGTTAGGTAAAAATGGCTTTAAATAAAAAAGACTTACAAGACGCAAAAAAACTCGTCAAGGAGATTAATGCGGAATATGCAAAAATGGGGAAAGCTATTAGGTTTCCAATGCCTGATACTAAGACTACACTTGCTGATTTAAGAGAAATTCAAAAAGCTTATGATGAAATTGCTGATAATGCTGAAAGAGCAGCTCAAAATACTAGAGATTTAGAAGAAGAAGCTAGAGAATTATTTGGTGCCATCAATGCTGTAAATGATGAAATAGGAGGTTATACACAAGGATATAAATTAGCTGTTAAAGCAGCAAATACATTAACAGGAATATCAGGTCAATTAGTTGATATTCAACAAGATTTAGTTAATGCTAATTCAGAAGATTTAATAAAACTTCAAAATAAAGCTCTAGCTGAAAAGAAAAACTTAGAAGTAGCTAGAGATTTACTCCAACAAAAGAAAGATGCAGGCACAGCATCAGAAAAAGAATTAATTACTTTAAAGAATTTAGAGGGTACACTAGAAAATCAAGATGGTTTATTTAAAAGTATTGTTGATACTTTAGGAGATGTAGTTGCAGCCGAGGAAGCAGTTGAAGAAAAAATGGGTCTTATTGGAGGAGTTACTGAAGCATTCGATTCAGGTTTACCTTCAAATTTAACAAAAAGATTAGGACTTAAAGATGCTTTAGCTAGTACTAAAGCTATGGTTAAAGCTGGTGGTGAGAATGTTTCTAAAATGGATGCTGCTGGTCATTTAGCAAAAGGTTTAGGTAAAAACCTAATGAAATCTTTAGGACCATATGCTTTATTAGCAATAGCAATCCAAGAGTTAGTAGAAGCTTTTAAATTTATAGATAAAACATCAGCCGAAACAGCTAAAAATTTAGGTATATCAACTAATGAAGCTCAAGTATTTGTTTCAAATGCAAATGACGCTGCAAATTCTCAAGATGATATTTTAGTTTCAACTGAAGAAACAGTAAAAGCTCAAATGGAGCTTAATAAAATATTTGGCTCATCAGCCCATTTTGCAAATGATATAGCTACAGAATTTGCCTCAGTATCAATAAGAACAGGACTTTCAGAAAAAGCAATGGCAAAATTTGCTGAAGGTGCTATGATAGGTGGTAAAACTATTAAAGACCAACTTGTTAGTGTAACAGGAGTAACCCAAGAATTAAACGCTCAGAATAAAGTTTCTTTTAGCGCTAAAGCTATTCAAGAAGGAATTGGGGAAATGTCTAAAGCCCAACTTTTATCAAATAGGATGAACACAAAAGAAATGGCTAAACAAGTATTTCAACAAAAGTTACTTGGAATTAGTGCTTCACAATTAGAAGGTGTTCAAGGTAGTTTATTAGAATTTGAGTCTTCAATAGCTGCTGAAATGGAAGCTGAATTACTTACTGGTAGACAACTTAATCTAGAAAATGCTAGAGCAGCAGCATTAGCAGGTGATCAAGCAGCATTAGCAGCCGAAATAAGAAAAGAAGTAGGTACAGCAGCTGAATTTGGTGAAATGAATGTTATTCAACAAGAAGCATTAGCTAAAGCATTTGGTATGTCAAGAGAAGACATGGCAGGGATGTTAGTAGAGCAAGAAAAAGTTGCAGCTATGCAAAAAGCATTTGGTGGGGATATTAAAACAGCAAGTGAAGCTCAAGCAGAATTTAATAGATTACAAGCAGCAGGTTTATTAACAGAAGAAAAAAAGAAAGAATTAGCAGAAGCTGGAGTTTTAGCTCAAATGGAAAGTGCAAGTATGGCTGAAAGAATGAATGCTATTACTGGAAAACTTCAAGAATTGTTTATAGCTATTTTAGATCCTTTAATGCCAATTTTTGATATATTAATGAATATACTAACCGATACAATACAACCAATGATGCCTATAATTAAAGCAATTGGAGATTTAGTTGGTGGTATTTTAAAACCAGTTTT